CTACAACACACAGGACTGGGACTCGTTCAAAGCATTCGTGCTTGAGCATCAAGTCGTAGACCTGTTGGAGAAGCGCATCGCCCAAGCCAACATGGCGCAGTTCTTGGAAGAAAACCCCGGCGTATTACCGCCGGGTTTGAACTCAGTCACTGGGTTCGACATTCGTGTAACACCAATCCGAAAGTAACGCAATCATGAGCAACATTACGCTTTTCAATTCGTCCAACGTCCCCGCATTTGCTCGTAACAACGAGTTGTCTGACACAGCCAAGGCCCTGACGGGCGGCGGTGCTGGTGTATCCACCAAGCGCATCTCCATCAAGGGCGGCGTGTTCCGTCTGGTGGCAGGTGGCAAGGAAGTCGCCGCCATCGAAGACCGTCACCTTGACGTCATCATCGTCCGTGCTGCCCCCAAGGTCAGCCGCATCTTCTACGCTGGCGCTTACAACGCCGAGGCGATTGTGCGCCCTGACTGCTGGAGCAATGACGGCGAGAAGCCTGACGCCAGCATCGCTGCTCCCCAGAGCAAGACCTGCATGGGTTGCCCACAGAACGAAGCCGGTTCCGGTAACGGCAACAGCCGTGCCTGCCGCTTCCAACAGCGCCTTGCTGTTGTGCTGGCCAACAATCCTGAAGGCGATGTGCTGCAACTGACACTCCCAGCGACCAGCATCTTCGGTAAGGAAGAAGGCGACAAGCGTCCCCTGCAAGCCTACGCCCGCTTCTTGGCAGCGCAGACACCTCCGGTTAACCCCGAGCAGATCGTCACGCGCATGAAGTTCGACACCAAGGCCGAGTCTCCCAAGCTGTTCTTCGCGCCAACGCGCTGGTTGACAGATGACGAGTACCCGATCGCTGTGACCCAAGGCGACTCTGACGATGCCAAGAAGGCTGTGACCCTGACCGTGGCGCAAGCCGACGGCGTGAAAGCTGCCCCAATGAACATCGGCGGTGCTGCGCCCAAGCCCGTAGCTAAGCCAGCGCCTGTGGTGGAGGAAGAAGACGAGGCTCCAGCACCCGCACCGAAAGCCGCCAAGGCCAAGGTCAAGGCTGAGCCAGAAGCTGAAACGGACGAACCCGAAGTGCGCAAGGAGACCGCCAAAGGTGGTGCCGTGCCCGCCAAGAAGTCCAAGCTGGCTGACATCGTGTCCGACTGGGACGACGAGTAATTAAATCGGGGGGAAAGCGGATGCTGGCACGGGTGGCGTTCCTGCCACTGACAGACGCAGCGAGTACCCCCACCTACTTTTAACAACAGGAGAAGCAAATGAAAAAACTAATTGCAACACTGCTGGCTACTGCGGCGCTCGTTGGTTGTCAGTCCGATGCAGACGTGGCATCGCGCAACGTATCCAAAGCCGCCGACAACTTTGAAGTTGCCCGGCGTGTGATTTTTTACAACGGCATCACCAACGACTACATGCTGTCGATTGAAGGCTACTGCTCTCTCGGTAACAACGACAAAGCGGGCTACCTTTCGGTAACTTGCAAGACGGGCCCCGGCGTTTACAAGAAGCACTTTCTCGGTCTGTCTGACAACGTGACGTTTTTTGTTGAGCAACTGGACGCCAAGAACGTCAGCACGAGTTTCTATCGGGTTGTGTTCAAGCCCTCGACCATCATCCCTGACATCGAGATCAGATAAACAACAGGGGCTTCGGCCCCTACTACCATGGCCTACTCACAAAAAATCATTGACGACGTGATGAAGACTCCCAAGTCTCTGGGCAACCAGCTTGGGCGTTGGGCTATCCACTTGGATTTCCCTGTCACGAAAATCGCCTACGCCCTCGGCGTCACACGACAGACCGTCTACAACTGGTTCAACGGATCAGAAGTCTTTGTCGCGTACCGCCACCGCGTGGAAACCCTTTTAACAATCATGCAGTCCTCGCAGAACGCTGACGAGGCATGGAGAAGAATATGTCACGAGTACAACCTCAAGCCCTGACCGACGAAGAACTGCTGCGCCACATCTACATGGCCAACTACACCGTGCCTGCTGAAGTCGTGAAAGAGCTGTACGAGCGCTTCGCCAAGCTGCTGGACACCACCGAAGACGACCTCAAGTAAACCATTCCCGAAGGACCTCCATGACTCCGCTTGATTTGATGGCGGCGGTTTTGCCGTCTCCGGGTAATGGCTATTACTGCGCGGTAGAACTTTCAAAGAAGAAACAACACGTCTTCGGACAGACACTTGAGGAACTCATGCCCACCGTTGAGAAGTGGGCGCAGGCTGGATACGACACGTACTTTGCGCTGGGCACGTTCGGCACGGACAAGGACCGCACCAAAGAGAACATGCACGCCAGCCAAGTGCTGGCCGTGGACCTTGACTGCAATCACCCCAAAGACATCCCGGTGCCGGACAAGGACGGGGAGCTGGTCATCAAGGCCAAGTCATACCCGAGCGCCAAAGCTGCGGCGCAGGCGTTGCAGAAGTTTTGCGAAGACACAGGGCTGGCTGCGCTGGGCGACCCTTGGCTGGTTCACTCTGGCGGTGGCATCCACGCCTACTGGCCGCTGGACGAGATGCTGTTCAAGGACGACTGGTACGCCTTTGCCAAGCGCTTCAAAGAGCTGTGCCTGAAACACGGGCTGGCTATCGACACTGCGGTCACTGGCGATGCTTCCCGAGTCCTGCGCGTACCTGACACTACCAACACCGGGATCAAGAACGGCAAAGCCGTACGCGCAGCTACTCGCGTGCGCAGTCTCTCCGAAGGCAATCGCTTTGCCGTGGACGACATCGAGGCCATCATGACGGCCGAGGGGTTCGGTCCTGAGTTTGTGAAGAAGCCCACCAGCTCAACGCTGGCGCTGCCGGGGCAGAGGCCAACGGGTGTCAGTGCACCGGCCATGTTGACTGCGCTTGCGCAAAACAGCGTGACGTTGTTCAAAAAAATTCTGGTCAAAACCAAAAGCGGCACAGGCTGCGCCCAGCTCCAGAACTATGTGGAGAACGCATCGGACGATGGCATGGAGCCGATCTGGCGTGGGATGCTCAGTTGGGCCAAGGTCTGCGCAGACGGCGAGAAGGCCGCTACGTGGTTGAGTGACCTGCACCCCTACCCACACGAGCGCATGCACCAGAAGCTGGCCGAGATCAAAGGCCCGTACTCCTGCGCTGCCATGGACGACATGAACCCCGGCGTGTGCCGTGGCTGCTCCCACTGGGGCAAGATCACAAACCCACTGCTGTGGGGCAGAGAGATGGCGCTGACCACGGACGAGACCATGGTCGAGGTTGAAAGCAGTGCAGCGGTCGATGCCGATACTGAGGCCGACACTGTGCTGATCGCCCAGCCTGAGCCACCACGGGGCTATGCCTTTGGCGCAAGGGGCGGTGTATTTCTGGAGCGCTCCGAAGAGGACGCTGACGGCCACAAGGTGACCAAGCAACTGCTGCTGTGCTCCAACACAATTTTCCCTGTGGACGTGCTGAACAACAACGGCAGCCACGAGGTGCATTTTTGCGTCATCAAGAACAAGCAGCTGCACAACGTGCTGGTCCCACAGAAATGTCTGGCCAGCAAAGACGAGACGGTCAAGCACTTGGCCAACCAGAACGTCATGGCTGCGTTTGGCTCGGGCAACGACAAGAACTTCTTCGACTACATCCGCGCCAGCGTTGAGAAGCTGAGCGTAGAGAAGTCCCCCGTCAACATGCCGCCAAGCTACGGCTGGCAAGACGATGGCACGTTTGTGTTTGCAAGCCGCGTGTACAGCGCGAACAAACCGCCCGTCATGGTGCCAATGACAGAGCTGCAGAACATTGTGAACAGCACCAAACCCACCGGCTCCTTGGACGAGTGGCGCAAGGTCATCAACATGATGGTGCGGCGCAAGATGTGGGATCAGCTGGCCGTGGTGCTGGCCGGTGCTGCCGCCCCCTTGATGAAGTTCACTGGCCTGCTCGGCATGACCGTGCACGTAGCCTCCACTGAGTCAGGCACTGGTAAGTCGTTGTCGCTGGACGCAGCCGCATCCGTTTGGGGCCACCCCATCCACTACCGCACAGGTGCGGGCACATCGCCTGTTGCCATGCAGCAGCGCCTTGGCCACCTGCGCAGCTTGCCACTAATCACGGACGAGATCACGACCAACAACCGCAAGGACTTTGAGTGGTTCCCTGCCTTCTTGTTCAGTATGAGCGAAGGGCGCGGCAAAGAGCGCATGGAGTCGGGCACCAACAAAGAGCGCCTGAACCTGTCCACATGGGCTACTCTGGCGCTGATGTCATCCAACCGCCCTGCCGTTGACTACATGACAGGTGAGCGCAAGCACTCTTCCGAGGGTGAGCTGCGCCGCATGATCGAGTTCAACATGGACGTGAAGCTGGAGTGGTCGCAAGAGGAGATTGAGATCATCAAGTCGCTGCCCAACAACTTCGGCGTTGCCGGGGAGGTCTTGGTGCAGTACATGGTGGACAACGCAAGCATGCTGCGCGAACTGGTGCCCGAGTGTGTACGCCGGATGTACGCCGAATACAAGGCCCCCAACGACGAGCGTTACTGGATGGCTGGCGTGGGCACGATCATTGCCGCAGGCTTGCTTCTGAGCGACAAGCACGCAGGCATCGTCAACATCCCCTTGCAGGAGATCATCGAGTCGTACCGCCGCCAGATCGACCACCAGCGTCAGGCCATCAAGGGCGGCAAGCGCACAGCAGAAGACGTGCTCAACGCCTACACCCAAGAGTTCCAAGGCAAGTTCGTCATCGTCAAGTACGGCGAGAAGGCCAGCCCTGCCGCCATGTTCGGAGATGGCACTACGGTTGGCAAGACCACGACACGCCAAGAAGTCATGGGCCGGGTGGAGCATGGCGTCAATCCGGGCTACATCGACTACTACATCGAGGAGCGCCTGCTGCGTGCGTTCTGCTCAAACATGAGCTTCAGCTACGCCACGTTCAAGCAAGAGATCGCGCAATCGTTTATCGTGCATCAGGTCCCCAAGAAGGACATGATGGCTAGGACAGACGGACCCCCGATGCGCGTGGCAACACTGCGTTTGAGCGCGAACATGAGCACACTTGATGACTCGATACTCCAGAGCATTCCCATGGTCACGAGTTGAGCGGGGGCAGGGGTTTTTCGTCCCCTGCCTCGACTCTGAGGCAGTACGCAAAGCAGGCCTCAGTGAGGCGCTGCGCTGCCGCATCTTCGACGCTAAAGCCTACCCCGCCGTCCACAAGGGACTGAGCGGGGTTTGGTTCTATCGCTGAGCGGTTGTTGCAAGAAACTGCCGAGCCGTAGCTGTCTTGAGCTTGTCCAGCTGTGCCAGACGCAAATCTTTCTGCTCGGTGCTCAGGTTCGGGCTGCTCTTGATCTGGCGCTCCAGCTTGGCCAGCTCCCCCAGACGTTTTTGCACACTGCCAGAGACGGATGCTGCGGCCAGTTTCTCCGAGTACTCTTGCGCAAACGCCATGGCTTCAGCGCGTTTGCCTTTATCGACCATGTCGTTGAACGTGCCCTTGACCTGCTGAATCTCTTTCATGCGGTCGTAGGCTTCGTCCAGCGTGCCCCGGCCCTCAACGGGCTGGAACAAACCGCCAATGAATGGCGTCTTGCTGATCTTGGTCGTAGGCTGCGCAACCTCGGCTTTGTCGCCCGGAGCCAGTATCGGGTTGGCCAGCTGCACAAGCGCAATCCCCAGACCGCCGGTGTACCCACGAATCAGGTAGTCGATCGTGATGGGGCTGAGCCCCACGTTGCCTGTCACAGCACCAATTGTTTTGGCCAGCTCTGTGGAGTTGTCGCGGTAACGCTGCGTTGCCAGCACGTCTTTCTCGCGTGTGGACTCGATGTCACCGCTGTAGAACGATTTGCCCAGCACAGCTTCTGTCAACGGCTTAACCGCTTGCGGCAAGCTCAACGGAACAGTCTGCAGGGCCAGCTTGGACAACCCGCTCAGTGCAGCGTCCGTTTTGCCGTCTTGCATGGCCATAGCGTACACAGCTTCAGGCAACGCCTTGAACAAGAAACCCATTTCAAACGGGATTGGCACACGCACAGGCTCGTCAA